CAACCGTACGTGCTTCAATCTGAGATGAGTCTGAGTCAATAATGACATACCCCTCGGGTGCGCAAATAGATTTCTTTAACTTGTTTGCATTAGCGCCACGACTAGGTAAGTTTTGTAGATTGATTTTATCGTCCCCGCCCCACCGTCCAGTGTGCGCAGCGTAATATTTGATTGGCACAGGTAGCTTCCCACGCTTGGCTATGTCAATAAAACGTTGCGTACGAGTTTCCTCAAGCGTAGTCTTGTTGCCCAACCTTGCTTCAACCAAAGCTTGAACACGTGGGTCGGGATGCGATGCCAGTTCCTTGAACGCTTCGTCGGTCTTGGCAAATGCCCACGCTTCCTTGCCAGTGCGTAAACTAGTTTTTGTAGGGGGATCTACACCCAAAGACTTTAATATGTCAGCAAACTTTTCGTTAGACATCAGCGTATCTTTATCTGCCACGCATGCCTCAAGTAGTGCTTCCTTTTTGTTCTTCGTGTCTTCTAAGTGTTGCTCGAGCAAAGGTAAGTTTAACTCAAGCACAGGATCAATAAACATATTTAATGTTGTGTCGATTACCTTTAACTCTTTTACAGGGAACGTACCACCAAGTCCAGGTAGCATAAGTATGTTAAACAACCTGTATGTTATTTCCACGTCGTTTCTGCAATACTCGCCATAGGCGTCAATCTCAAACTGGGTAAAATCATTGCGCCGTTTGCCCAAAGCGTTTATTACTTCTGTACCTTTTTGACCTATCATGTAGCGTTCGGCTAATACTTTAAGGCTACCGCCCGCATCTACTCCATGAACGGCACGAGCCATACATAGCGTATCAAGCCAACCTTTTGGTTTAATACCATAGCGCCAAGATAGTATTGCGCCATCAAACTGAGTATTATGCGCAAGGACTAAGCAGTTCTTCCAGTCGTATAGTTCGGCAAAGCGGGACGCCGTCATATGTTTGTTGTCATACCAAACAGTTTCGCCGTCGTCTTCTTTTACCGCTACGCCAATTACCTCAAACAAGTCGCTTCTAATGTATTCTTCAGTCGTCATTTTAGACAGAGAATAATCTCGGTCATAATACGTTTCAAAATCAATTGTCAAAATCTTCATCGTCGTAGTCTGCGCTTTCTAATAATTGTTTTTTAGCACGTTCAAGTAGCCAAAGTATAGTCGGAGTATCTCCATAAGTCGAGCAAGTATATTCTTTGCCGTCCGACGTATACCCCACAAGCACAAAGCCTTCTAATTTCCCAATGTTGTTTTGCAACACCATGTCGGGATCTAAATCTAATGTTGTTATTCCTTCAAAACTTAATATGTTTGACATTTTTTTCTCCTTGATGTCCTTGCCGAACCACAATCTACTCCACCATGCCTCGCACTGCCGAGTCGAGTCGGAACCACAATACCCATGCCCTGCCTTACATGACTTCGCCATACAGCGCCTAGCCGAGCCACGACTCCCTTGCCAAACCTCACTCCGCTATACCTTATCGAGCCGAGCCATGCCCGGGCGTAAAACCCAAACCGTGCCCTGCCTAACCGCACCGCACCCGAGCGTACCGAGCCGTGCCACAACTTGAAACCCTTGCAAGACCGTACCTTGCCCTGCCTAGCACCACTGCGCCGAGCCCTGAGTCCCTTGCCTGACCCTATACCGCCACCCCTAGCCATAACATGCCGAACCTAGAAACCCACACCGTACCAAACCCTTTCTTGCCTGACCAGACCAAACTCCGCCTGATTATTTACCACGATACCCAAACCTTACCGATCCCAACTTCACCGCACCACGCCTCGCCCCGCCTAGGGAACCACGATGCCCATACCGAACCTTACCTCACCCGACCAAACCCCGCCGTGACTAATCAAGAAATCCTCACCGCACCTTGCCGGGGCTGACCTAGCCTAAACCGGCTTTAACAGACCATGAAACCCAAACCTCGCCATGCCGGATCGGGACAGACCGATCCATGCCGGAACGCACCATACACTGCCGGAACCTGATGTCCAAGCTATGCAACTTTTTTGAGGGGCATTTTTACCGCTGCGAACTTTTTAACTTCGTAGCGACCATGACGGGGACTCCAGTCGCCGATGCCAACGTAACTACCTGCATCTTCTAGCCAACGCTTTAACTGCGCCTCGTTTGCTACATCGGAGTTAATAGATACTTTGAACTTAGCGTTCCAATCTTTGAAGTGCGGACGGGTGCGCATGACCTTAGCCATACCAACACGAACCGCTACACAGATGCGATGGTTTTCGCTTTCAACCAATTCATCAATACTCATTGGTGAACCATCGTAGGTAAATACCGCATCGGTATCCACAAACATACCCGATAATGCCAGTTTACCTTCCTTGCTTTTCTTTGCGCCTTCAACAAGCACAGACTCAAGCACCCGACTTGGGACAATCACTTCGTTCTTCTTGTTTAGATATAGACCCGCACGATACTCTATGTTAGCCATAGCTTCGTAGTCGGTGTCTGTCTTTTTACGCTTGCTACTAATTTCTTTCATAGCTTTGCTAAACGGATTAAGGGGGTCAGCCGTCTGTCCGTTGTGCATAATTAATGAATCACCACTTAACTCAACCTCATATTGCGAATAGCCTTTTGGCATGTTACTCTCCTCTTCGTTAAATTATGGACGTCGGGATCTTACGATCTCTTTAGTCCGCACAGTTTTAGGAACTTTTACCTTCCTCTTTTTCGGTTTGGAAGATTGTTTTGGTTTAATCTCCCTGCTCGAAACTTTTTTAAGCGTCTGATCGCCAAGCGCACGACGCCTACTTCTAATTGATTCTGTAATCCCATCATGACAAGATTGGCATAGCATTGTCACATCGTTGGGGCTTTCATTGCCCCATGTGTTGTAATGTCGATGGTGTAGTTCTAGCGTAAAGTCTTCACCATTTCGCCAACATGTTTTACAACAGTTACCTTGGGTAGCACGAATGAATATCCGTAGCGCCTCCCAGTGATCGGGATTTGGGTGGGACTTAGCGGGACGCAGGACTATATGCCCATCAATCTCACGAACTCTCTTCAATTGAGTCATACTTTAGCCTTCCGTATAGTGTCTTGCGCACATCAACTCTTTGAGACAGCACTTTATTTACCCAGTCTTCTTGTTTGTTATCTAGTAACTCTCTCATAACATCTTTAGTAAATTCGTTTGCCACCAGCTTGCGTGCTTCGTCAGTAAGTGGTTTTAGTTCGTCGGGAATATATTCGTTATATTCAGCCAATATGTTTATCCACCGCCCACCCTTCATAAATTCTTCGGGGTGTGTCTTGATGCGTTCAAGCAAAAGCTTTACGCCTTCGTTCATAAGATTTCCTCGAGTTCTTTTAGTCTACTTCCTTCGACAACATACTTTACTCGCCCATCTTCTTCGCTTGACTGCAACTTAACTAACTTCTTTTTGACAAGCTTTTTAGTTAAGCGAGAGTGTAGGTTTGCCATAGACCCCAAGTGCTTGCAATCTTCTAGCACATTGGTTACTCGTTCGTTCATACCTACTCCGAGCAACATAAGGTCAATGTTATCTATGCCAAACTTAGCATGCACCATGCCCAGTGTGTTGCCTATTTTTTCTACTTTCATCTTACTTTCCTATATCTAATTGGTATTGTGCCGTTCGTATGTAATGTAACTTTGCCGTCTTGTAACAACTCACGTAAGTATCTACCCGCCGTATATTTATGAACTTTTAGATACTTTGCTATTTCTTTTATTGTTCGTGGGTTTCCGTTTAATAGTCTTAGCACTTGTGCGTGCCTTACTCTTCTCGGTTCTTTTACGTAGTTCAATGCCTTTTTGTGCGTTTTCATTTTGTTTTATGTATTGAGTTAATATCGACAAAATTCCTTCCTGCACCAAGAACTCCAGTCCTTCTTTATCAAAGTCCACCGATGCGTTAGCAGAACCGTCTTTGTTTTCTTTAACAATCTTCAAATCAATTTTCACGTTTTCTCCTTTCAATTTCACGACGTACATACCAAACTGCTTTTTCTAGATCTTCAATAGCATCACCCTTTAGGTCTGCTCTCCAAATGTATTTCATAGCATTACCCAAACAAAACCCCATGTGTTCTGTAATTTGTATACAGTCAATACCGCTAGGGTGCGACGTGTAGTGTTTAGGATTGTTTACGTTATCAACCACAACGGCATCTTCATACCCCGGATGATACGGCGCTTCATTCACTAGCTTGTTCATTTTTGTTTTGCCTTTCTGCCTGTGCTTTGTTCAACGCTAAAGAAGACTCCAACCCCTCTTCTAAATGCTTTATGTAGTCTGTTTGTTTTTTAAGTATTTCAGTTTGCCAGTCAAATGCCTTATTCCAACCCTTACTCCATGCAACGCACCACACATCGTAAAAGCCATTTAGAGGAAAGCCCTCTTTATCAACCGCCCAACCCTCAACATCTTTGCGTTTAATAAATGCTTCCCATGCCTTGTCTCTATCGGGGTTATTGATTTGAACATCATCAAAGAGTCCGGTGTCCATTTCTCTCAAATCTTTCCGTCGTTTTTTGGCAAACGCTTCGGCTTCTTCCAAAGAACACACTTTATATTCGCCTTTCATTTCTCTTGTGCCTTTCTTAGTATTGCTCTAGCAAATTCAATAGTTTTAGGTGTCAATGTTAGGCTTACAGGAATTTCACGCCATACATCACGAATTTCATCCCTAGTAAGTTCTAATGTCTTTGCTGGATGGGTGTAGAGTGGAATAGCGTTAGGCGCATCTTTGTCGGCTTGATACCAAACTGATTTCATGTCAGGGTCTTGCTCAAACCATGCTACTGGTTCATTGTTCATTTCTCACTCGCTTTCTTTATCTTTTCCCATTCAGCCTCTATGTATTCATCCGACAATGGCTTGGCAATTTTAATTGCTTTATTCAACATATCTTCTGTGACTGTGCAAGTCCATACATGATCGGTCTTATAAAAACGCATTACCAAAGTGCCAATAGGAAACTCCTTAAACGTGTTCATTTCTCACTCGCTTTCTTTAGTATT